TCCACACGCTTCAACCAAAATGCCAAGTGTTGCAGTCTCGTCTTCTGCGTCTTGTACTTTTTTAATTACTTCCATAAACTTTCGTAGCTGCTTGATTGATAATGGCTTGAGCTTTACTTTAGCTCCGCTTTGTAGTTCAATCTCTTCTACATCATATACTGTACTTGCCAATTTATCCTCCTTAAGGATCGTCTAAATTATTATAGCATAACCGTTATAAGGGTACAACACAAAAGCCTCCAGAAATGGAGGCTTTTGTTTTAATTATTTATATAATTAAACTGCTAGAACACGGTCAATAATCTTTCCATATTCTGAACCAACGTGAGCTGCGTCACCTGATGGTAGAAGACGGAATGTTACTGGGAATGTTGTTGCTGCTGTACGAGCCAAAGAGAACTGTGACTGCTCAACAGACAAAACACGACGTGCATAATATACACGCTCAGTTGCTGATGCCTCTGATGTTGGAGCCTGTCCAACTGCAATTAGCTGACGCTCTGTTGGAGCTGCACCAAGTGCACCTGCTTCCAAACCTAGTGTGTCAACTGCGGTTGCGCCAGTTCCTGTTGATGTAAGTGTATCGGCTTTTTGACCAAATACTGCAAGAACGTTCTCTAGAGTACCTTCTGCCATTTCTGTTGAAATTTGAACCTGCATAGCAGACTTGAACAGTTTAGCTGTATCTAGCAACTGGTCAACAGTTACTGAATCGTATGTTGGTTGGTAGCTGATCTGAAGACCGTTATTTGTAAAACCAACGTTACGGTAAGCTCCACCAATTGCTGGTGATGCCTCTGTAGGTGATGCTGTTTGAGTAGCACCTGTTGTTGTTAAAACTTTGTTTAGTGTTGTAGTATAAGACTCTCCTGATGAGAATGCTGGTACAAAACGATTCTTTGATGCAACGAAAGCATTTGCTGCGCCTGCGTCCATGCTTGAATCATAACCAGAAACTGTTGAATCTTCTACTGACAAAAATAGTGGTGATGCGCCAACAAGAATATTCTTAGCGTCACCTGTATTTTGATATGCCATAATTGTATTGCCTCCTGATTTCATGAAATTGATATATATATATTTGGCTGGCTAGGCCCTTTCCTCTGTTCTAATTTTACTCTACTAAGGTATAAAAGGCAAATCAGGCAAATCTTCCTTGGCCATTGGTTATTCTTGAATACTTTACCTCTAATATTACATCTGCTGCATAGAAGCCTTGTATCTCTTCTGATGGAGCTGTAGATGATATGTCTGCTATATGGATGCTATGGAACTTGAATTTATCTGATAGCCCCGCCCATTTATTTACATCCTTGGCAGACTCATCCATTCTTCTAAACTCATCAGTTAGGAAGTTTCTTATTTCAACAATATCAAGGAGATCTGGTGAATATAGGGTTAATAGGATTTGTTCGCAGCATATCATCCAGTTGTTCTCATAAGACATACCTATCTTATCGTAGACTATGTGCTTCTTACCGCTCAAGAATTGATTCATTTCTGGCTGTTGCTGAACTGGGACAATTGGGACAAGGGTCTCATTCAGATTGTCTGAATAATAGTCTTCTTGATTAAATATATCAAGTGCTGTAAGTCTGCTCCATAGAAACTTTCTTATTTCAAACATCGCATCTAATTTATAATTAGCCATGTGCTAACCTCGCAAACGCTGCTGATGTTGCAGCCTCAGCTTCATTTGCCAATTGATTTGGCGAGAAGCTATATTTAACTGATTTAACTTGTGCTGGAACACCTAATGCTCTAGATAATGAGGAGTTAAAAAGCTTTTGGAATCCCGATTTTTTAATAGACATGTTGACTAGCTGTCCAGTAAAGAAGTATCTGTATGCAGAAAAGAAAGAGTTCTTGGTTGCCGCTCCGCCTGGCTTTCTAACGGTAACAGATTCTCCCTTTGGCATAAACACAGTATATCCATCAACTTCAAATACCAATCTTTCTGAAAATCTTGGAGCAATAACTACTGTTTTGCCCTGCTCCATTATCTCAGCTTTTTTAACAAAGACATGTTTATTGTTAGAGTTTTCAGATGGTACGAAAGATTTAGAATCTATTAATTCATAATTAACTTTTAGGGATAGCCCATCTGCTGGAAGCTTTTTTAATTTAAATAATCTAGCCTCATCCTGACCAGCTCTGCCCCATTCATAAACATGATGAAAAGACTTTGGAGAGGTTCTTGCTTTTGCATCAACATAGTCTCCAAAATCAACCTGAAGTTGATCAAAGATTACGCTTCTAAATGCTGATTGAAATTGAGAGTTAGATGCAAGCTTAGCCATGACATTTGTCTTATAAAATAAAGCTGCAGATATTTGAGCAACAGTACTGTCTTTTATTGCACCGCTCATTGGCTTATTAGACATTAAGTTAACTAATCCGCTTGCTGCTTTAATTGCTAAAATTTCAGACGCCAATTTGCTGATTCTCCGCTCTTTGTAGTGATGAGTTATATCCAACTACATTTCCAAATGGATCTGCTATTGGAGTTGTTCCTATCACATCAAATACAGTATCTGTATCACTTGGGTAATTTAATTCATACCAGATTGCGTTGCCATTGGCATCAATAATGTTTTTAATTTTATCTCTGGCAGTTAGTCTATCAGATGTTCTTACTTCTATATATTGGTTATTTGAATACTTGTTTGAAAACTTTTGGTTATCATTAGACCTATTTCGGCTTTCTGTAATAACTCCTCTGGCATAACAATCTATTGTTTTTATATAAGAGAATTCTCTAACCATGGCACCAGTATTTGGATCCTGCCGTTCTGATTGACGGTAGACATCCATTTTCATGGTCATTAAACCATCAACCACGTCAAACATTACACCAGTACCATTTGTGTTATGACATAGTCTGCTAGAAGTTTATCTGCGTAAGAAGATCCTGTTCCGCTGAAAGCTTCAGAAGAATACTCAAAGTCCCAGTCTGTTGTAGATATCTTTTTAACATATCTGTCTCGCCATACACGGTCTTTGGCAAAGTACATCTTCATTAGCTCTACAGTTGCGTCACGTACTTCATTTGGAACATGATCCCAGCCAAATCGTGCATATACTGTGTAGTGCTTTGATCTTCTAAATATATTTGGTGATGCATCATTAATTGAAGGAGGCACCATTCCATTTGCAATATATACATCATTATCAAGATACGAAGCCTGATTTACTTTTATTCCAAATCCGCTAACAGTATTTTCAACAACTAATCCTAGGTTATTTACATTGTTTATTTTGTCCACTAATAGCTGATCATTAGCATATAGAGTGTGTAGACGATTAACTTTCTTTGTTAATGGCAGAGTGTCTGAGTCATTTCCTATTGAATAATAATGATCATCGTGCAGGTAAAACTTTTGTCCAGTATGTCCTTCAATTATATTTCTAGCATATCTTTCCGCCAACTTTAGCTCTTGGTAAGTTTTATGATTTGGATCGTTTGCATCTGATCCAAGCCCCATCTCTTGTGCTGCTTCTTGTATATCAACATAAGGTGCAACAACATCAAGGTAGGTTGTGTTGGAATACGATACAGAGTCATACTGCCAGTCCCAGACTAGCTTAAACTTTCTAGTTCTTGCTGTGTGCTGTGCTGGAAGGTAAACATTAAATGAACCCAAGTCGACTTCATTTGCTTCTGCTGTGACGGTAGCAACGATTGATGAAGGGCTAATCTGTGGAGAGATAAGTGGATCGCCAGTTATGTCGTAAAATTTTACAACTACTGAGGAGCTAGGCGTGATAGCCTCACCTTTTACGTAAAGCTTTGTTGTTGCTGCTGAGCTTGTGTTTTGGTATATCTCTGCCATGTGTTAGGCTTAGTTGTAGTACTCCTGTACTTCTCTAGGTGTAGCCAATCTAAACCCTTCCTCCTTATCAAAAATTTCTTGAGCCAATTCTGGCTTCATTGCTACAAATGGATGCTCTATTGTAAAAGTAAATCCAAGTGCGTCGTATCTGTAGTTTGGTCTATCCATCTTTACAAGAACCATATCTTCATCAAGCTTCTGATTTGGATCTAGTCTAGGAAGAATTTCATCTGCGTCTTCTTTTGCGTTCTCTATGTTTTTAAGTGTACCTTGGTAGACTGACCAGGTTACTCCTTCTTCTGTTAGGGCTGCAATAACATCTGCTTTATTTTTTAGGCCATCCACGTCAACTGCGAAGTCCGCTGCTAATGTTTTTAGTTCTTTGACCTTTAGTGTGTCAAATGACATATATATACTCCTTTGGTATGTATACAAATTATAGCACTATAAAATTAAAATGAAAAGCCCCTAAAATTAATTAGGGGCCTTTCGGTAGTTATTTCTTATTTAATTAAGAAGCAACCTTAACGTCTTTAACGACTACCCATGCGTCTGCCTGCTCAATTTGGGTACCCACGCGAGTATACATTGTATATTCGATTGAGTCCTTCTTTGGCCAGAAGAAGCGGTAAACAGTTACATCGCGCTTGATACCAATAACAACGTTATTTGGGAATGTCAAGTGGACGTCTCCGTGCTCTCCTGTTGGTGTTGCATATGATCCTACCTGAGTTTCCTTAAGTAGTGGAACTTCAACAATTGGAATACCAAATGCGAATGGTGCAACATATCCTGCTGGACCACCTAGACCACCCTGGTCTCCACGGATAATGCTTGAAGCAATATCTTGTGGGTTAATGTTCTGGATGTTCTGTGAAGTTGAATACAAGTAATCTTGTATAAGGTTTGAGCCTGCAAGGAAGCGTAGGTCTGGACGACGCTGCTTGTACTTACGTGGCATTGCCTTTAGAGCCTTGTTGAAGATGTCACGAGATACTCCTGCACCCGCTCCAGCTACTACACGACCATTTGTCTTTGCAATCTTGACAATACCGTCGAATGCCTTATAAAGGTTATCTCCAGATAGTGCTGTGTTACCGTTAAGGACTACGTCCTCTAGGTCGTTACCAGCCTGTGTTGCCATAAGTCTTGCAATGTGATCTTCTAGATCTGCACCTTCAATGTTGTCTTCTAGAGACTCAGTTGAAAGCTCCCAATCTAGGCGAAGTTTCTTTGTTGTGAGAGAAATCTTTGAGAACTGTACGGCTGCATTTGAGCCAGTGTTCTCTGCTTCAGATGCAAGCTTCATAAGCTTTTCTCCGACGCCGATACGATCAATCTCTGTAGTGTCAGCTCTCATTCGAACTGTACGTGCTACTTTACCGATTACTGTTGCATCGAACATGTAATCAAGGAATCTTGCGGATTGCTCAGGATTGAGCAAGCCTCCCTTACCCTCGGAACCTACGTGAATTCCGTCGGTAGGGTTTGCTGCGCCAGTCATTCCACCTGTTAGTGTTGTGCCTGCTTCAGCTGCTTTTGCTAATAGTTCATTACTCATTAGTTTTTCACCTTACCCTTTATTTTGTTAATTCGCTAACGGAACCGAGGAAAGTGCCGTTCCATTTTGATTTTTTGATTGTTACTCCTGTTGACCCGCCAAGGTCAGAGGACTTCTTGATTGCAGTGTCTGATTCTACTGCGTCTACTCTTTTTTCAACTGTGTCCATGATAGACTTAATTGAATCAACTGCTGTTGAGAGTTCTGTGTGCTTTTCTGCTAATTCTGAAATTCTCAAATCGACATTCTTGCTAAAAGCTTCGACTGTCTCCTTGATTGTTGAAACCTGAGCAGCGTTTGCCTCAGAGGCCTTTTCCAAAGTCTCTGAGAAGAAACCCTTAAGGTCGCCTAGCATTTTAACAAAGTCAGGTGATTCCTGAGCTGTTAGTTCTGCTGATTTTTCCAGAACTTCGGCAGAAGTTACTTCAGCTACAACTTCAGCAGAATCTTGTTCTACTGGGGCAACTTCTTCAATAATTTCTGCAGGTGTTTCTACAACTGCTTCTTCTACTACTGGAGTTGCTTCTGTTACATTAAGCTTTTCCACTTCATTTCCTCCTTCTGCAATTGCCGTATTTATATTTTGTGTTTCAGGCAATGTTTGCAATCTTGATCTACGTGAATCAAGAATCTTTTCTATTTCTTTTCCTTTGTTTACGTCGTTTGACTCTACCCATCCAATGAGCTCTGTCTTTTTTCCAGTAACTGGAGACAAGTATTCTGACTCTGTTGACATAAATACAGAGTCGCTGTCTGCACAATAAAAAATATTTTCCATTTTAACATCTGCTGCGATGCCTTTAAAAACCATTTGTCCGTTTACTTTTTCAATAGAAAAAATGTTACATAGTTCGTTTGCTGGTGAATCAACGATTGATAATTCAACTAGTGCATAATCTTTAATAAATCTTACTGATGCTCCTGTTGATTTGTTTACTTCGTTATCTGATTCAAGAATCTTTCCGCCAATTGAGAAACCTGTTAGTGTTCCGTCTAGAACCTTCTCCCATGTATCCTGAGCGCCTTTTGAAATGTATGCATCAACGTAAACTCCGTTGTAAAATTCTTTTGTTATTGGGTCGTAAAAAGTTTCTGGTCTGAATGAAGCAACCTTGCCGACTGCAAGTGGCTGATGCATTTCTCTTAGGTTTCCTCTGAAACCTTCAAATGCTTTCATGCTTGCTTCTTGTGTAACGACGTCACCAGTCTGATCTAGGTTGTCTAATGTTGCAAAACCTGAGACTGTTCTTTTTTCTCTATTGACCTTTGTAAACGGAACAGCTAAATTAATAGCATTTCCATTTGAAGACCAATGTGACTTTTCGATAATCATATGTTATATATTATAGAGATTATTGTATCAAAAGGCAAATAAGTAGTTGAGTAGAACTAGTTAACTTGTCTTCCATCTCCCTTTGCATTTCTGCCCTCCCCAGATTTATCTGGCGAATTAGCGGATCTTTCTTGATCACGGGCTCTGCTTTGGGTTGCTTGGGCTTTAATTTCTGCGGCTTGGGCTGCAAGATCTACTGGGACATCTCCACCATCTCGTGGAACCATTCCCATTCTTACTCTAATTTCATTTGGAGTTATTACCTGGAATCTAAGATATCTTTCATCTATCTTTGATTGGGTGTCAGCATCCGTCAAACTTAATTCATTAAATTTAAGTTCTAGGGCATCAGTCATTTCTTGAATTATCTTATTCAATTTCTTTTCTAGGTTTTCCTGTGCTGGGCGACAAACCTGCTCTTTAAATGTCTTATCTGCATCTCTAGCAGCAGCTAAATTAATACCTGCTGGAGTACCAATTTTATTAATTGGAACTCTGTGGGCCATTAATATTTCATCTCTATTTGAGCTTCTGTATTTTTCAAATGAGCCTTCCTGTGCTCCTGCCTCAATTGGCTCCATTTTAAATTCAGTTTTTGAGTCTGGAGAATCTGGAGGAAGTGGAATATATAGAGATCTGTGGTTCTTTCCTCTTAGTCCTACCTGGAAAAACTCAAGTAATTTTCTTTCTGATTCTGGTGAAAGCTTTGCGCCTTTTACTGTAATAATATATCTTGGTACCGCTTTATTTTCAAAGTAGTCTAGATTATATTTACCAGCAAATTCATTACCAGCCATTGAATTTTGTGCAGCAATAATATCTGGAATTCCATAATAGTTATTCTTTGGAGTGTACTTCTTTATATGAATAATTTCATTTGGTCTATCTTCTTGACCTGCTATTGGATTAACTGTTTTAGTGTCTCCAAAGTTTCTAAAATATACCGCCTTGCCATAAAGAAGCTGTATGAATCCGTCTCTGAAGCGTCTTACACGCATTGTCTTTGACGGTATATGTCCTATGTACCCTATCTTGCCAGTTGTCGTTCTACCGACCTCCAGATAGCCATTACCAGTGGCTTCGTAGTCAGTGTAGAACTTAACGAGGGTCTCTTTAAATGTTTCATCTTCATTGCAATCTTCAAGCCATTGGTGAAGGTCTTGCTTAATTCTATTTAACTTTTTACGAGCTCTTTCTAGCTGCTTCTCGTCTTCAATATCTTCAAGTGTGTCTGTAGTTTTTTTTGATTCAATAAAGTCAAAACCAAGGCCAACAATATTAGCAACCTTTGCATTTATTGCTGCATAGTTGTATGGAGAAATTTCATAAATTGTTGAAAGATAATCAAGGTTGTACTCTGGCTGAATTAAGTCAAATGTGGCGTATCCGCTTACTGCCTGTTGATGTTGAAGTTGCTGGCTTACTGAGCCATCCTTACCAACAAAAGCTTTTTGAAGATCTCTAGATATTTTTCTTCTAAATGATGGTCCAAGGCCTGAAAGCTTTAATAGTTCTTCTGAGTCTATATCAAATGCGTCATCAGTTTTTTGTGTTGTAGGATTATTAAATCTCATCCAGTCAGCAACATTAGATATCTCTACGCTATCTGTAACTGCATCTTCATCGTATTCAATCATTTTTGAGGACCCCTAAGTTTAGCCATTTCTTCCTTATGGACTCCTATGTCCAATGGATCTGGGGTTAATCCCCATCTTAATCTTTGTTTTTGATATTCAAATTCTTCGTCATCAATTTGTCGGCTGCCCTCAATAAACTTAGGCTGGCCTTCTTCAATTCCATAGTGAGCAACTGCCTTTGCTAGCAATTCAATTCTTTCTTTATTACCAAACATTGATGCTATTGAAAGAAAGCTGTTGTCTTCGTCGCCAATCCATCTTCCATCAGGCATTTCCCAGACATAGACTCCCAGCCTAGTTTCGCCAGATTTCATTTGAGCATTGATTCTTTTAATGTCCATAGTTAATTATTTTACCATTCTTATATACATAAGTCCAGCTTTTTGTCACACAACCTGACAAAATTACAGGATTTGGAACACAACCCTGTCTCTAGAGTATGTTGAGACTGACTCTTCTGTCATTGCCATTGACGAACCTTGGCCAATAGATAAAGTTTTGCCTATATAAAGGTCATAATGCTCTTGATGGCTAATTAAAGGGTTTGAGTATAGAGCTATATTTTGATAAAGGTTATCATCAAGGACATTGGATCTTACTCCCAAAAGCTGCTTACCATTAAACCAAATTGGGCCAGATATAATGCTAGAGGTTTTTATCAATATATAGTTTGGCTCATCTAGATATAAGTAGGAGGATATGTTTGTTGCTGAGGATACATCCTGACCATTTATATAGATATTGCTAATATTAGATTTTGATATCGCTCCGCCTGCCGCCCAAGAAAAAGATGTCTCTGTTGCGCCAGTCTTATTAAATATTAAGTTTCCGCTAGAAAGAGTTTTTGGAGTAAATATCATTTCAATATTCCGCACATCATTTACTGAGTCTATAAAGAAGGCTGAAGATTTTGGCCTTATTCCATTATCATAATTTCTAGTTCTAATTGGATAGCTGTTATTTGATACATCAAAATCCCAAGTAGCACCAGATGTTGGCTGAGATATTGATAGGTTGCTTCCTCCATTATGGGCAAACATTTTCTTTTCAGAGTAGAAATAGATCTTTAAAGAATACAGCTCTGGAATGTAAAGATCTGAATTTGATGAAGCAAATACTATTTTAAAGTATAGAACCTTAGTTGAAGAAAATGCAGACCCCTGAGTGAATCCTGGTATTGAAGACCCGTTTGAACATATCTGCCAGGGACCTGAGCTAGATACCTCAGATACATACACGGATACTCCTTTAGAGGCAACCCAATCTATCTTTGAAGATACATATTGTTTTGTAATATTTAGAACTAAATCTTCTACAAACTCTCCAGTTGTAAATCCTGAATTTAAATAAACACTATTGTTTCTTGAATTATATCCTAATGCTGCGTTGTCATAGATAAGTGATTCCCAAGATACTTGAACTGGATAAACATATCTAGTTTCAATGTCTTGATATTTTTCTGCCCCTCTAAATAGTTCTCCTAGATCTGGAACTGAAATCTGCTCATCTGTATTTAAAAATAAATTATTATAATGTGACAACACTGCATCTGCAGTAAGTGCGTATCTATAAACTGCTGGACAGTCAATTAAAAAATGTTCTCCCGCTGTTGTGGGACCTGAAGATAAAGTTATGCTGGGATTGGTAAAAGATATTGATATTGCTTTAGATGCAACAAGATGGCCGTCTACATATAGACTCATCGAGTTTACTGAGTACACTCCAACAACATGAATCACCCTATTTGAGTTAGGCACAGAGTAATCAAGTCTTTCTGATTCTAATTTAAATATTACATTTCCATTTTGCCAATACAGGCCTATACCGTCTATGTCTGCAAATAGTGGGGTTAAAGATGTTAATGTTTTTGGGTGAATCCAAGCTTCAAGAGTAAAGTCATTGTCGTAGGTTGATGGAGTTGCAAACCCTCCAGTACCAGTAGTTCCAGAAAAATCTTTTGAGATAACAAACTGAATTGATTTAGTGCTATCTATTTTATTTGAGTGTCTACCACCAGATACTATTGGCATTCCAGATATTTCAATCCCGCCTACATAGGACCCGTTGTTTCCGCATCCAGAAATATCGTAGGCAATGGTGCCAGAAGTTTCATCGAGCTTCCATAGTCCAGTAGGCGAGTCTTTTATTGTAGAAAGATAGTATGACATTATTTCCTAAAGAATATCTTTTTTAATTTTTTAAATACGCTAGAAACATCCTGCTTATTTTTTTCATAAGCTTTATCCGTTCTGTCAATAAAGGCATGGCTTTTAAAGTATGGGTTAAATTGAACATCTGTAAAATGTCTTCTAGGGATTCTTTTATAAGGAGTCATATTTAATATTATACTACAATAAGTCCTAAAATCAACAGTCTAGCTTTTTGTCAATTCCCAAATTTGATAAGAATCTCTCTGGGTCAAATCTCCAGTTATCTTTGGCAAATGAGGTCATTATCTCCATACAGGTATTCTCATATGCTTGAATTGAAATTAAAGGCTTTAGGCCTAATAAGGTTTCTGTAACATCTATATAGTTTGTTCTTAAGAATGTTGGATCCCCCGCCTGATTTCTTTTAAACACCTTTTCATTTATTTTGCCTGTAGGCTCATATAGCCTAACTGTAAGATATTGTTTTGCAAATCCCCAGTCGTTGTACATATTGTATGCTTGTGCTGCCTCTATAGCATTTGGGAAGAATATAATTGATCTTGCTGGCTCTTCCCCATCTCTTGCAATTGTAAGCATATAGGCATCGGACTTTTTATTTGCTACAGTCTCAATGTACTCTCTAACAACATCGTGATGCTCTTGCTTTAGCTGTCCGCTCATTTATGTCCACGCCATCTTAAATTTTTCTCTAAAATCCAAATACGGTATAGCGTATGGATCTACCCACCAATCTTCATGCCACTCTCTAACAACTAGCTTATAACCAAATGAAGAAAGAATTTCTCTTTGCGCCTCACGCATTCCCTTATTGTTATATTCAATTTGAGAGTCATGTTCAAAAGTAATTACAGAAAACCTATACTTGCTTAAAGGAATAGCAAGTAGTCCGTGTAAAGTTAAGTAGGGATTCCCCACAGAGTTTCCTTCTGGGGTATACCCAGCATCTATGTCAACCTGCAAGTAGTCTATTTGTTTTGGAAAATTATTGTCTTCAAAATAGGAAAGATAATTAAAATGTGTTGCGTCTCCCAAAATGCATGGGTTTTTTCTATTTGAAACGAACTCTGCGTGTCTTTCTGGGTCTATTTCAAATGAAACACCGTTCCACTTATAATCTGTTTCTAGATGATAGGTGTTGCTTCCTTTTTTAGAATCAAATGCGCCTAGCTCTACGTAGTAACCATTTTCTTTATTTTTAAGTAAATCCAGCACAAATTTTTCTTGTCCACTATTTCCCTTATACTCCATGATATTCTCCAAATAAGTCTTTGTTTAATGATATACCTTTATCATCAACGTGATGTTTTACAAATACTGTTGATATATATCTAACTACATCATTTTTTACTGGCTTTGTACCATGTAAAATTTTCCCGCCATGAATAACCAGCGATCTACTTTTTGGTTTGTGCACTATATTTAAATCAGGATAATCTAATTCACCGCCGCTGTAGTCATCATTATAATAAAGAACAGCACCATAAAATACCTTTTGATTAGAAGCCCTATGACCCTCATGATCATCGGTGTGAAGTCCAAGGAAGTCATCCATTTTATATCTTTGTAAATTTATTCCAGTAACATCAACATTGCCAGAAAACAGTGCAGATATTCTATTATAAAAATCTAAAAAAATGCTACATGAATTTACAAGTTTTCTATTTAAAACTCTAGAATCCCAAAACTCATATGTTAGATCTTCTTCATGCCACTCAGAATCATTTCTAAGATTTATAAATTGCATTACCTGATCAAGCTCTTCTTCTGTTATAAAATTTTGTATTTCATAAACTTGATCAGATAACTTTGCAATTTTATAGTCTAACATCAACTACATTATTCTTGGTTTTGTTCGTGATAAGCTTTGATGTATTCTTCTGATGGTCCTCCTGGACCTCCAACAACATAACCATCAACAAATATGAATCCAGGAGTAATAAACTTATCTCCTTGTTTCATGATATGAACCTGATGCTTGTATGGATCTGTAGATGGGAAAATTAATGCACTACCAGCTTTTGGCTTTGCAGTAAATGTAACCATGTCTTTGGTTCTTGGATCTAGTGCATCATCTGGTGGTCTAAGGTGACCATTTACTTCTAATCTTAGATCTTCTGGTCTAATAACAAATGAAATCTCTCCGCCTTCGTAGTCATCGTTCCAGTAAATGATAATTGACCACTCTAAGCTGTTGTCTCCAGCTTGTCTATCGAAGTGTGCTCCCATTGCACAACCCTCAATATATTTTTGAATACCAACAAATGGTGATACGTTTGGAACACCCTTAAGACCTCTATCAACAATAAAAGATTCTGATATATTCTTAATAGCATTTCTAATTGTTGATATGATAAAGTCTACATCTTTTCTTATATCTTCATCTAAATTTTCTACCTCAGAAAGATTAAAGTCCTTTTTCTTTCCAAAGATGTTACCGTCTCTGCTGCTTGAATTCCAGTTTTTCCATTTTGGAATAACCTTGTGAACTCTTTCATCAGAATCTAGCTTATTTATTAAATCAATAATTGCTTGTGGATTCTCAATTACATCTGAGTACATGTAAACATTTTCATGTAATTTTTCTTCTAGCTTCATTAGTCGTTCTCCTCTATTTTGTATTTATTTCCGTCTAGATCTATCTTATAACCTTCTTTTAATGCATCCTGCCATTCCGATTTAATAACTTCTTGCTCTTCTCTAATCTTTTTCATTTCTGCATCCCAGGCATCTATTGTTTCTTGAGGATAATCCTCTGGGGCCCGATCATCCCAAAATGATCCTAGTGTGTATCTTATACCAGAAGTTATCATTGTAACCTCATGAGTATTATCAAAGCCTCCTGCAAAAGCCGCTAAAGTCCCAGTCTCTGGAATAAGTGTATGGTTTTGTTTATTAAATATTAGCTGTCCGCCTTCAAACTCATCATTTAAATACAAGAAAGCTGCGTACCTACTTCTTTCAAATGGCCCCGTGTTTCCCTGTAAATCTGTATTGTCTGAGTGTTCTTTTGCGTAAGCTCCAGGCTCCCATTTTTGAGCATGAAATCCAATCTTATGAATATCTGAAGAAGAGTTTCCATGAACTTCAGCAACTGAATCAATAATCTTATTTTGAAGTGTAGAGAAAAAATCTGAAGCTAAACCAAATTGTTCTAGCTCCTCGTCACCGTCTTGTGGCAAGACAGAAGAGTATGATTCGTAAAAAGTGATTGGAGTCCATGACAATTTTTCATTTGCAACTTGAGCCTCTAAAACTTTTATTATTGCAGAAGATTCTTCTTTTGTTAAAAAGTTTTTAAATACTAAAATATCTGCTGTTAATCTTTCTGAAGTACTCATTTATTTATATCTCCATCTAGTAGTGTTCTGTAATATTTTTTATTTGGATCTGGCTGGTTTTCTCCAGTATGCTCTAGAATCTCCCAGAAAAATGGGCAGGTGTATCTTATGGCACCTTTAATTTCAGTTACTCCATGAATATAATTCATATCTCCTGGAAAGAAATATGCTGCTCCTTTTTTAGGCTTAAACTGTACATCTTGGAGAGGAAAATATAATTCTCCGCCCTCATAGTCGTCATTTAAATAAAACAGACTTGAGAGGTCATAGTTTGGAAAATCATTTGGCAATCCAATATCTGGAAGTTCATGAAGCTCTTTATCTGCATGTGGTTTCTGGAACTGTCCAGGAAGCCAACGAACAATTGTTGTTCCAGTTGGAGTTACTTTAACCTTATAAAAATCTTCAACAATTGGCTTTAGTCTTTCAAACAAGCCTTGAAGAATAGGTCTAATCTTTGGATCATTCTTATCTAAAGACGGGCTTGTGCAAACTCTATCTTTCCAGTAATTAGCATCGTATACCGTTGTACCATTTTCATTAACATGGCTTTCAGTTACATCCCAAATAGTTATTTTTCTAGCAGCTGCCTCAAGAAAATCTATCTCTTCTTGAGTCATAAAGTTTTCTAGTTCAACTATCATGTCCTTGCCATACCCAAAGAATCCAGAAGGCGTGAGAGATGGTGTCTTGTATACTACTGAAGCATCCTGATTTGTTGAGTTCATTTTTCTATTATATCATTTCTTGTCTTTAGAGGTAAGATCAGTAATCTTTAGCTTTAAAGACTTTACCTCGTGACTGCCTAGGCTATTTCCTAAATAGTCTACTGCATCTCTATAAAAATTTGTAAATCCGCCCTTTTTAGTAATTTCGTCCCAAACTTTTTGTCTTTTTTCTTGTTCTTTTAAATCCATACCTTCAAACACTTTGTCTTTAATTTCAAGCTCGACATTTTGATACTCTTTTAATGATATTGGAATAAAAGTAGCAACTGGCATTCCAGCTGGAATTTTAATTATAGTATTTGGCCTTGTAATTCTCCAGGCAATAGGGATTGCTTCTTTTAAAACTGAAGTTGATATTACTGTTGTAAATGGGGTTGCTCCATCAACAAAAAAGTTAGGGGGAACGATTTGTAACATTGAAACGTTTTCAGGTGTATCAAAATAGAATCCAGAATAAAAACTTATAGTAGCGTTTCCTCTTACTGTTGTGGGAACACCTACTGGGCCTGATAATATGGTTACATGATCTGGGGTTGTATCTGAAATTCCATCCCAAATAAACTCAATATCATCTAAAAAAGAAATTGACCAGCCAACTGTATTTGCCAGAGAAACTGGAAAACATTTGTAGGCATGAGCATCTAAAGTATCATCCATCCAGTCTCTTTTGACTTTAGTCTGTTCAATTTTAGATCTAGTCTGTTTATTTTTATATACTGTTATTTTCATTTACTTCATTGTCCCATTTTGGATCATACATGTCTGGAGTATGAAATTTTTTACTGTAGTCAAGCATTGTTACTATAGAGTATTTTGTTCCCTTAGTTACCGCTTTTGCCTGATGGGCATACATAAAATTAGATGGGAAAACATATAGATCTCCAGCCTTTGGTTTAATGTCTAGATTCTGAAGTCTAAAATAAAGCCCACCATCTTCATAATCATCGTTAACATATCCTACAAGAGAAACAACACAATTGTAAGAATACCCATGATCTTGATGCTCCATAAAATGCTGGCTTTCTCCATATTTAATAAAGTTAAAAGCTTCCCAGTACTTAAGCTCCATAATATTGTGTGCTTTGCAATAATCTACAACTGCTGGATATTGAACATCATATACATCTTGCCACAGAGCTTTTAGCTTTTCTGCATCTTCGCTTTTGTCTAAAGCAATATCACTTTTTTTAAACTTAATATCTACACAGTCTCTATAGTCTGGCATTAGTTGTTGATAGCCAACGTATGCTGGCTGGAAAGTATATCTTTTTTCTTTAGTTCCAACTTGTCCAACTGCACCCTCAAGCCTATTAATTATATCAAGGTCTTTTTTTAAGACATCTCTGTATACAAATATTCCAGGGGCTAGCTCTTCTTTGCTGCTCCAAGTAGGTGCTGTGCTTTTAGTTGCTGTTGTCATTTATAATCCCTCTTTGTCCAAACTTTTGATTTATATACTCCACCGTCAGGCTGACGATAAAAATTTGCATTTTCAACTAATCTGTCTTGCATTTCTTTTATTTTTAAATATTCAACATCGTGATCCCAATCTTCTCTTTTAAATGGAAGAATCTGTAAGAATGGCGTTCCTTTTGGAATAGTGCCTTCCCAGTCTTTTGCAATAAAAAACGGAAATGTTCCAAGTAAGTGAACTTTATCGTTGTCAACAACACCACTTGTATTTAAAAATGGTAAATCAAATCTATTCATTGGTGTCATAAATAATGCACTATAGCCTTCTGGAACTTGAATTCCCCATTCTGGGTACCATGCAAAATGATCTTCGTAATATCCTATAGGAGATGGGAATTGTTCCATAGGAGTTCTTTCTGTTACAAAACTAATATGCTTTTTGTCTTTTACTTCTACAGAAATCTTTCCATTTTTATTTTTTGAAAATACTAAATCGCATGGAGTGCTTAAAACATATCCAGTCATAAATGCATCTAATATTGCTGGGCAGGCTTTCCATGTAGGAATCTTGCCAAAATCTTTTGGGTCCCCTTCTTTTGAAACAGGACATACCTCTTTTGTGGCCTTATAGTATTCACCATTTGGCATCTTTGCAAATCTATCAGCCTCTTTATACCATGCAGGTATGCTTTGCTGTGTTGGTTTTGGCACTGATGGGCTAAACTTGTTTAGCCATGGCCTAAACGATTGAAATAATATTTTAATAGGTTTTGCCATTCTCTTTGTCATGATAAAGATCATTGTAGTCCATCATAATAACAACAGCATACTTTGTGCCAGATAATAAATTTAAAGATGCATGCTCATAAACAAAATTAGAAGGGAAAAGAATTATGTCTCCTGCCTTTGGTTTTAAGACAAGGTCGTGTCGTGGAAATTCAATTTCCCCGCCCTCATAATCGTCATTTAAATAAACAACTGCAGAAACTGTACATGTGTAATATGGACCATGATCAGCATGAATTTTAAAAAATTCTCCTGGTAGATATTTAACAAAGTTAAATGCTTCTTTGTAATTAATGTTAAAATTCCAAACGGACTCATAATGTCTTAGTGATTTATTTAATCCAACATCAACAATATCATAGCATTCTCTTAAAACATCACTATCTGCAAGATAGTTACCAAGCTGATCTCTTTTAAACTTTAAATCATAACAATTTCTAGCATGACTAGTTGGCTCGGCTTTAGCATTAACGGTTGCTCCGTGCCACTTTATTCCACGTTTATCCAAAGATATTTCTTCTTCAAGCATGTTGATTAATCTTTGGCAATCTTCTTTACTAATTGCATTTCTATAAAGATTTATTCCATATTCAAGATTTTCAACAATCATGCCATTGTCAATTTTTTTTGGTTCAACTCTTGAAGTTGTTTTTTCAATTCGTGGTAGGTCATACCATTCCATAGTATCTCATTTCTACTATAACATCTTATCATACTATTCTAGAAAAGAAAAGTATATTTTATTTAGTATCCTCTAAAGTATGGGAAGTATGGTCCGCCGCCAAATGATGGGAAGAATGGGAAGTATGGTCCGAATCCTGGGAAGAACGGTCCGAATCCTGGGAAGAACGGTGCCTTAAATCCTGGGAAGTATGGTCCGAATGTTGGTGGGAAGAACGGTGGGAAGAATGGGAAGTACGGTGGGAAGAATGGGAAGAACGGTGGGAAGAACGGTGGGAAGAACGGTGGGAAGAATGGTGGGAAGAATGGGAAGAACGGTGGGAAGAACGGGAAGAATGGTGGGAAGAAAGGCGGGAAGAACGGG